CCTTGTGTCATATCATTAAATACAGGCCAAGGGAATGGAATGCACCCTCTATCATCTTCACGATATCTAGCTTCAATATCTAAATTATAATCTAATCCTATTGTTTTATCTTCGCCTGCGTTAACTGCTTTACTGATTAGTTGTAATATACTTTCAAAATCATTCATTTCAAGTAACTGAACTGAACCTAATATTGCTTTTTTAACTTGTTGATTACGACAGAACGTACTAAATTCATTTTCTACCCATTCTAAATCACTTTGATCAGACATTTTAAATGCTTCTCTTAGTGCTTCAGCAATTGATATTTTTAATACTTCATTTTCAATCTTTTTTACCTCAATAGATAATGTTTCTACTGTTGGTGTTGTGTGATATTCACTAAAGTACTTTTGAATATATTCAATAACCCACTTATGTGCTGATGATTCAAAATACTCTGAATCGAGTGAGTCTATAATGTTAATTAGGAATTGTCGTTGCGTTAGTAAGGCTCCTAATACTTTTATTTGAAATACGGGTCCGTATGTTGATAATTTTTGTAACGTTGTCATAACTTAAATTTATTTAAAAGAATTTGGATAACCAAATAATTGTGATAACCACGATTGTGCATTAGGAATACTTTCACCTAACTTATCATTGTGATATAATTGCAAAAATATCGGTATATTTAATTCATAAGAATCGGTAAATGCGTCTTTAACTAATTGTTTATTCTCTGGTGATAATAAATCACCATTCAAAGACATTATCCGTTCATTAATTTCTAATTGGTGTCTTCTTTCTACAACAGATAAATATAATTTATTTTCATTAATTAATTCAGCTGATTTCTCTATAATGCTGTCTAATGTAACTTTAACATTACTGTTTAATTCTGGAAATAATTTAATTAACTTTTTAGGTCCTAAACCAGTGATGCCAGGTATGTTATCAGATGAATCACCCATTAACACTTTATAGTTTAAAAAATTATAACTACTAACACCAAATTCTTCTAATACGTCTTTTGGTGTGTATATTTTTTTCTTAACAGGAGAGTAGCAATGTACTTTATCAGATACTAATTGTAGGAAGTCCTTATCAGCAGACATGATAGTTACCTTTTGAGTATCACCATGTACTTGAAACTTATTAGCTAAATATCCAATGATATCATCAGCCTCTAAACCATCAATACTAGTAATAGTAACGGGTAAACATTTAAGGTATTGAATCAAACGTTCCATTTGATTGTTAATACTTTCTTGTTCTTCAGATTTAGACTGAAAGATAGAGTAGTTCGTCATGCGATTAGCATTACGATTTGCTTTATATGCGGGGAACAGATTTCTCCTAGCGTTTGAACCACCTACACCATCAAATACGATAACTACTTTAGTTGGATTAGCCATTCTGATCGCATAACCAATTGATTTAAGAAATCCGGTTAGGCCACCAATATGGTGGCCGTCGGGATTTATATGATTAATCATTGTAAACGCTCTTAAAAATGTATTAAGGCCGTCTATGATTAAAATTGAGCTTAGTTCTTTTCTGATGTCTGGTTGTACGTTGGAGAGTAATTGTTCATATTTACTCTTCGACATCTACTAGATTTATTTCTTTAAAGTTTTCTTGCATTTCATCTTCTTCAATTACATCGAAGTCAGTTGAACCTAAAATTTGTAACCAGTCTTTTGAATGTTCTTTCTTGTATATATCAATTGCTTTCTTATCATCATCAATAAAACCATGAACTGTCATTGTAACAGTACCTTTTGTTTGAACACCGGTAACGTGATTTTTATCAACTGATATCTTAGTGCGCTTTGCAAATTCAACGTCTTTACCGTCTTTAGTTGCTTTAATCTTACTAGTACCACTATTTGATATATTACCAAATGTTACTACAAGTGATGAATCAAAGAACATTGTATCACCACCTTTATTTTTCAATTTAGGTTGTTCCATAGGTGAGTTTGGTTTTGCAACCCACACCTTGTTAACAGCTACTAATGTATTAGTATATGGTTGATTTTCTTTACGAGATAAGATAACCTTCTGATTGATAAAGTTACCAAATTGTTGAGATATAGCTCCAGCGTTCCACTCATTATTATTCTTATTAGATTCAATTGATAGTCTGCAAGGAATAGATCCTACAGAATCCCAGAAGAAACATAAGTCAAATGGTAATTTACCCGCTGCTTGTTCGGCTAATAAATCAGCAATGAATGCTGCTACATCTTCAATTGTATTTAGTGCACCTCTATCGATATATAAGAAGAAACCTTTGTAATCAATAATCTCACCTGTTTCAGTGTCAACTACAGGTTCCATTTCAAAGCCCATTTGTTGAGCATGTTCCCAATTCCATTTCATTTCAGTAATGATAAAGACAGGTAGTACACCCATTTTTTGGGCTGCTACTGCTGCCTCTAACATTGCTGTTGTTTTACCAGTGTCCGAGTGACCACGTAATAAACTTATGTGGCCCATCGGAATACCAGGTAATGAAATGACATTTTGGAAAGCTTCAGACAGTTTAATCCATCTTTGTGGTTTAAATTTAACAGACTGATCTAAAAATTTAGATTTCTTAAACGCATCAATGTTAAATGATTTTTTTAACGATTCGGATACTACAGTCGTTAAGCTGTCTTTACTTTTTGCCATAATTAGTCGTTGAATAGATCGTTAAATTTATCTGCATTGCTAGTTTTAGCTGCAGGAGTTTCTAGAGAATAAGCTGGTGTTACTGGTTTGTTAATTTCTTTGATGAAATCATCTTCCTCATCAGCATCCGCAGACGCGATTGGAGTTTCAGTAGCGGTTGCCTCTTCCTCTGGATTTAACCATTTAGTCAAGATGTCTTTTAAAGCCTCGTAAGTGTATCTACGATTGATTGCCAAAATATCAGGTTGCTCGTTAAGTACTTTTTCTACTAACGCTGCATCTTCAGAGATTGAAGTTGTTTTTGGTTTGATACGAAGGTTACATTTAATACCCTTTCTACCAGCAATAACATCTTCAACAGCATCAATAGTAAAGTCTCTACCGTCTGTGATATCGGTGTAATCACCATAATCTTCATCAGCAGCAATACCTAATAATTGATCGTTTGTTAATTTACCAAACTCCCATAAGCGAGCACCTAGGTGTTCTTCACCACGTACGATTACAGCAGCGAAATAACGAGATTTCGGCTCGATCTTTTTAGCTAATTGCCAATCCTCTCTGTCAGATGACTTACGAAGGTTTTTAGCGAAATCAGCAATTGGATCTGCTTCACCCCAATTTGATAATGCCAAAATAGGTCCTTTTGAGAAACCATAGTGGAACTGTACTTCACGGATAGGCCATGCCTTATCATACGTTGAAGGTAGAATTCTTACTTGGTACTTACCTGCTTTTGGTTTAAAGAAAATTTTAGTGTAGTCAATTCTTTCTCTTTGTTGACTACCTTTGTTTTGTGCAGCGGCTAACTTCTGCTTTGCCAGATTTAAATCCATAACTGTTTTATTTTAGACTTGAATATAAGATAGGAAATTTAGACAGCCAAAACTACTTATTAAAATCTATGATCTTATAAATAGATGTATCTAATTTGCGTAAATCGGGGCCATTAGTAAGCAATATGCTGTTCTTATAGTCATGCCAATTTACAATATATTTTGTGTCTAGCACACCTTTATTTAGTGTTTTAATCAATGTATTGAGAGCATTGATTGTATACAATGTATTGCTTTCCTTTTTGCGGTGCAATAATATAGTATTTGGTAATGGGGCATCTGATGAGTTGCCTGCATCGATGTTGTATGTGCACATCAATTCGTCGCTCTGAGGCGATTCAAGGATAAATATCTTATTGTATAAGATGGCGTGACGGCGATTGATAGTAGAAACGATGTTCTCTAAGTCATCAGGCCTGGTAAATGTGCAGAATAATTTGTTCAAATCTAAAAATGTATAGTCCATTATAAATATTTATATTTTAGTTAAACCGTGGTATGTATTTCCTTGTTTAATTGTTACAGGATATTCAAGCATATTTACTATATCTTGTAATATGTCGCCGTCTTCTTTACTGTAATCAAACAAAAACGCATCATACGTGTATAATACAATTTTGGTTTTTTTATTTTTTAAATAATCAAATAACTTTCCTAATAATTTGACGTTGGTTGACGTTTCTTTGCTCTGAACTATATAGTTAAATAACTTTGATCGAGTCATCTCAGCGTCATTTATAAATATCTTATTCTCACATTTAAATGATCCCCCATGCTGGTACGTATCCCATATACT